CGTTAGCCCGCTTGTGGCTCACGGGGCGTTTCTCATGGCGTGGCTCATCGCAGTGCAGCCGCACCGCGAGCACGTCGCGCTCCACGCGCAGCCGTCCTCGCTCTCCCAGCCCTCGCCGTCCCACTTGTGTTCGCATGGGCCGCCCGCGCCGCATGCGCAGTAGCACGCGGCCGGGTTGAAGTTGGAGCGCAGGCTTTGCAGCGGCACGCCCCACTCGTCGGCCATCTTCTGGTGCATCTCCTGCACGGCCGCATTGCGGCGGTCGCGCAGGGCCTCGAAGTCGGGCGCCGCTTCCATGCTCAGAACGTGGTGGGCTGCGCAATGCCGCGAATCACGGCCATGAAGCCGCGTTGCAGGTCGGTCGCGCCGATGCTCACCCATCGCTGGTCCAAACTGGGCGCCGGGCCGTCCGGCGTCTCGTTCACGAACGGCACGCCGTTGGCGCCGGTCGCTGGCATGGCGCGCAGCTTGGCGATGTAGGCGCCGCACTGCTCGGCCAGCGCCTTGCCCTCGTTCATCAACGCCGCTTCCACGGGCGTCAGTTGGCGGTAGCCGGTGATCTTCGGTTGCGTGAAGGTTTCCATTTCGTTCCTACGTTGTGCCGCTTTTTGGGGGATCGGGCTAACCCCTCATTCCAGCCGACGCCTAGCGGCGCGGCTGAATTCGATCGTTGGGCGGCTTGTCGCAGTCGTTGCAGACAGGCGTCTCCAGCGTCCTGCGGAATGGCTGGCGCTTCCGCAGGCCCGTCACCTCGGTACGGTCCACGGTGGCGCTCAGTTGCTGCGGAAAGCGCCACAGTCCGCACCGGCCGCACTGTTGCTGCCGCAGCCCGGCCTTGTGCTGCACCTCGGCCCACTCGTGCCACGCTAGGTAGCCCTCGGGCGCTTGGTCGCCGGGCTTGTAGGTCGCCTGCTCCAAGATGCACGCAACACCCATCACCAGCTCCCACCGCAGTCCGGGCACGGCAACAGGTAGTCGCAGTCCGGGTCCATTCCGTCGCCCCGGCAGTGCAGGCACTGGTCATCGGGTTCGTCGTCGTAATCGGTGCAGTCGTCACAGCCGTTGCATCCCTGCTCGCAGGTTCTGTCGCGCTCCGGCGCCGGCCGCCCAACCCCTCGCTCAACCTGACCCAAAGGGGCAGGCTGCGCCGTGGCTTCGTCATGATTCATCTGCTGCCCCTTTGGTCAGGTTAGCTCGATCGTTAGGCGTCATCAATTCAGCCTTCGCCGTCGTCTTCCCAGTAGCTCATTTCCTCGTCTGCCAGGTCCTCAGGCGTGTCCCACGGGCCGCCGGCAGAAACGCCCAGCCACACCACGGCATTGCCCGCCGCGCGCTCGCTGCGCTCGTACTCTTCTGCGCCCACGCGCCCGGCTTCAATGGCGGCATGCTCGGGCCAGCCGGCGCGCTCCATGATCCTCGCCGCATACCGGCGCTGCCACTCGTCGCGCGAGATGACGCCTAACCCCTCGCTCGAAGCCGACCCCAAGGGGCCGGAGGCTTTGTCTGCTTCCATGTCAGTTGCTCTCGGCCCCTTGGGGCGGTTCAGCTCGATCGTTCGGCATCACAAACGCCATATGCACTGATCGCCCAGCTTCTCGCGTTCGCAGGTGCAGCCGGTGTTTTTCTTGCATCCGGGGCGCCGCTTTTCCGCCTCCGTCCATGCCTCGCAGTTTTCTAGGCCGTTCAGGTGCTCAAGCACTTCGGTGTAAAGCGCATGCCGCGCCTTAATCACGTCGTCATCGGCGCCCCAATGTGCCGGGTGGGAAAGCATGTTCCTGCACCGCGTCAGCAGCGTGCGCGAGTCCTTGGCGCCTTGCGCATAGGCCGCACGAATCTGCTGCACCGTGTACAACCGGCGCCCGGTGGCAGTCTCGTATCCCGGTTCTGGCAGTGCTTGCCCAGGCCGGTACACGTCGCCCGTGTGCGGCTTCAGTCGGCTGTAGAACCAGTCGAAGGTCCATTTCTCTGGGTGCGTCATCGCATCCTCCAAGTTGATGCCTAACCCCTCGCTCAACCGCGACCCAGAGCGGCGGGGTCTACCGTGCGTCCCTCCAGCGCCTCAGCGCCGCTCAGGTCGCGTTAGCTCGAACGTTATGCGCCCTGCATCGCATCCCAAGCCTCCACAAAGCCCAGCAGCGACGAATACGCATTGCGTCTGGCTTTATGCTGCAAACTTGTCCATCATTCGCGCAGAACTTTCCTGCGATCTCCAGACCTCAATCGCGGCCTGGGCCTCGACCATTCGCCAGCGTAGCGCTTCCTCGCCGTGAACAGCCGCTTTCAGGCCGTCCAGCAGCGCCAGATACTGCGGATCAGCGTAGGCGTCTGCCTCTTGGAGCACCGCCGTTTTTGCTGCTGATCCCTTCATCAGAATGGCCTTCAGGCTCTTGCGGTACTCCTCCAGATAGACGCGCTCGGCCTTGGCCTTGGCGAGCCTGGGCGCGGTGTCGTGGATGAGCTTAAGATACGACTCTGGGTCAATGCGGCGGGTCACGCTTGCACCCCAATCGTGGCAAGCCGGCGCCGTGCATGCTCGATGTTTTGCCGCCTCCAGCCTTGGCAGAATGGGCGCTCCAATCGTTCGCCGTCTTGCCACCGGTCGCCGCAGCCAACGCATGTCCAAGTCGTGCCGTACCAGTCAGCATGCGCGCCAAGCATCCGCCTTGGACGCTCGCATGTCGGGCAGGCATTGACGGCCGCGACGTATTCGACGGCTGGCGCGTGGATGTGGCTCACAGCAGCCGGCTCAATGTGATGTTGAGGGCGCCGAGTTCGTCCAGCTTGCGCACTGTCCACGCACGACGCTGCCCGTGCCAACCCATGATTAGGCCCTGGTGGCAGTCATAGCACAGCGCTACCGCGGTGTAGTGCTCGCCCTGGCGGATGTGGTGCGCAGACGATGGGCCTGGGGTGTCGCAAACGGAGCACGGCAACGCCTTGACCCGGGCAAGGTGCGCCCGTTCGGCTTTGGTGAGGTTCTTGCTGTTCACTGCTTCGCCTGCTGCACGACCTTGATCGCAGACCGGGCCTTGGACGGCAGCAGACCCCACATTGCCGCGACCATGCCCGGGTCCAGTTGCTCGGCATCGCGCACGCTGGAGATCAGTTCCGCAGCGCTGGCCGGGCCTGACTGGTCGAACGTGTTGCCAACGTCGCGTGCCCAGTCGTGAACGAATCCGCGCTGCTCAGGGTTCAAGGCCGCCAGCGCTTCCGCGGGTGCGCTGATCCTGCCTTTGCCTTGATTCGCCTCCGGCTCGGGCGCTGTCTTTCGGGCTTGCCACTCTTGCCCGGCCCACTCGACATACTTCGAGTCATCCCACATGCCCGAGAAAATGTCGCCGCAGAAGCCCAGGCACGACAGCGCCTTGACCAGCGCATCCGTAACCGACTTCTTGGCCGCATCTTCATCGACGATCATCTTCGAGCCGTCCGCCTTGCGATAGGCAGCCATCGTCCCGCCGACGTGATCGAACGCCTCGGAGCGCTTGCCCTGCCAGACGTACCAAACCGACACCGTAGCCGTGTGCAGGGTGTCCGTCTCGCTGACACGCTCGAAGCGCTCAGACTTGACGGAGAAGCCCCAGCCGATGCCGATGGGTCCGAAGACCTCGGTAGCCCGCTGGATGATCCAATAGGGCTTCGGGCTGTGCCCTCGGTACGTCTTGCCGGTGATCGGCTTGACATGGGCCGGGTCTGTCGTGGAAACGGAGTTCCACAGTGCAAGGTTCTCGGCGCTCATGGCTCAGAAATCCACCAGCTTCGCCGCCGCGACGCGGGCCTTGTTGAACGCACGGCGGGCGCACAGTCCCTGCGCACGAAAGATGCCGTACAGAAATGCGGCGTAGCGCTTGCGGGTCACGATCAACCCCCCAGCGACGCGAGCAGGTCGCGCAGCCAGACGTAGAACGGCGTGGCGATGATGACGAATGCGGCGATTTGGGTCATGGTTTCCTCTTTCGGTTGATCATGTTTTCCGATGTCAAGCGGTCAGACCTTGCGATTCCACCACTGCGACACCGCCATTGCCAACCTCGTCAGCAGCGGCAGCGGCTTGCACGGCGTCACCACGGGGCCGACAGAGCGTGATGCGCGCAGCCAGCTTGCCTCGTCGTGCGCCAGGCTCGGAATCATGCTCACGCCTGCGCGGTAGCGTGCCGGTGCGCTGAAGTGGGCCGCGAGCCGTGCGTCAAGTTCTTCGTCGCTCAGTTCGCGGATGGGGGTGTCGATGCGGTTCATGGCTTGCTCCAGTTTCTCTAAAGCGGCGTCTCGTGCTTGTTGACTCGCCATCACGTCACGCAATTTGCGGTTGCCACAGCGCGTCCATCCAAGATCAGAACTAAACGGCTCCGTGTAGGTGTCAAAGCGGTTCATGGTGCCACGCTCCACACGATGACAGCCATCGCAACCATCGCCACAAGTGCGACAGCCACGGCGGCCAAGTTCCACGGGCTCATGGGCTTCGGCGGCGCCTTGCGATAGGCGCATGCGTAGTCCACGAAGGCGCGGCGCTCTGCGGGCGTCATGCCGGGGTGCTGGGTGTGCGGGTTCATGCTGCCGCTTTCTGGCCGTACTCCATGACGTAGCGCTTCGCCTCGTCCTTGGTCACGTCCACACCGTCCCAATCCAGATAGATCGTCTCCGCGTTGCACTCGTCGATCATCTGGCAAATCAGATCTTTTTGTTCCGGCGTGTCGTGCTGAAACATGGCGGAAGCGGAGGACCCAAGTTCAAAATAGCGCTTCAACAGGTTGCGCCCCTTCTCGCTTGTCAATTTCCACGCTTTTAGGGTGCCCCACTTTAAGCTCAAGTGGTCAGTTGTCTTTGGCGTTTTGCCAGCGTTGTCGATGTCGGTGCTCATGCGTCGTCCTTTGCAAAGATGGCCGCGATCTCGGCCGGGTCGGTGATGGCAGGGCCGACAAACGGCAAGTTGCCCCGCGCTTCCAACGCCTTCAGCCGCGCCTCGTATTCGGCCAAGTCGCGCTCGCGCTGCTCGAATGCGTCGGCAAGGTCGCACAGTGCGCGATACAGGGCGCTCGGGTGCTGGCTCATACCTGCTCCGTGATGTCGATCAACCACTCGCGCAACTTCTCGCGCGTCGGGTCGTAGCGGTCGAGCAGCGCCTGCTGCGTCGGGTAGTCGTCGGCTTCGCCCAGCGCTTCCCAGTCGGCATCACCGATTGCGCCGGCATCGCGCAGCATCTGGCCAATGTCACCTTTGAGCATCGCCTCGTCGATCAGCAGATTGGCGTCGGCGGTTTGCTGCTCTTCGTCGGGCGGATCGGTGCGCGGGTCCATCGGGTGACCGGTGCATTTGCCCCACGTTTCCGGGTCGCCTGGTCCGTACTGGGTATACATTGCGCGTCCTCTCGTTGTCGATGCGTAACTGTAGGCGCGCATCCCTGCCTGGTCTATTTGATTTTGTCTATCGGTGCGGCTTGATCGGTAGGCATCGCAGCAGCAGCGCGGACAATGGCTCGGCGGGTGGCGGCGTTTGGGTCGCTACTCAAAGCGCTAGAAGTCCGCCAGTCCGGCCCGGCATCGCGGGCAACGCAAAAGCTCACTTCGGGATTGTGGGGAGGCGTCTCGGCGAGCATGAGACTAATCCGCAGCTTCACCGCCAGCCGCAGCGCGTCGCCGTCGTCTTCAAGCGGGTTCCAGTAGTACGGGGCTTCATCGGGTCCGTCACACAGCGCATACGGAATGTCTGTGCAATCAATCTCGTCATCGCCGAGTTTGTACTTTTCGCCCCAAGTAAGGCGCAGCCCCGCCGCATTCGCAGCCTTCTCCAGCAGTTCTCGGTCGGTCATATCTTGTCCTTGATCTCTTCCCATTCAGCGGCAGGCACGCAAAAGGCAGGCACAGACACCCCGTTGTCGAAATATTTATCTACCTTCAGTGTCGCCGTCTTGATCTTTTGAGCCGACAACACTTGGCCCGCCTCCGACTGTCTAGCCCAATGCTCGCGCAATTCAAAGCTAGCCCATTGCTTGCGCAATTCAAAGACGACATACGGGGGTAGCCGCCAAGGAACGGTTGACACGTTGATGTGCCCGAGTAACCGACCATCTTCTGCGGCGCGGACATCTACGGCGTAGCGTTCGCGGCTCATGACACGTCACCCAGCGCCGCAGCAATGGCCGCTTCGATGTCTTCAAGAGCCCCCGCAGAAACGTCGCCCACAACGCGCGTGCCGCAGTTCTGGCAAAACCGCGCGTCGGCGCGCATCTGGTAGCCGCACTGATTGCATGTCTTGTCAAGCTCGCTAATGTTCCAGGTATCAACCTGCCAGCCGCGCCGCTTGAGTTCTTCGGCCGCTCTCTTTGCTCGTTCGGTCATGACACGTTCATCCTCTGTTGCAAAGCCTTGATCCGGTCCAGCACTTCCGGCGCGACCTTCTCACGCGGCGCAGGCAACGCCAGCGCTCCATCGCTTGCCGGTATCGCTTGGCACAGCCGCAGGAACCCGTGCGCTGTCGGCGGGAACTCCGGCAGCGAGTTGTCGAGAACGTGGCCGATGGCTCGCGGGTTGCGTTCAGCAATCAGGCCAAGAACGCGCATCCAATCCGCCTTCACGGCCTCGATTTCCAGCCCTTCCCACTGCCGCAGCCACGCGGCACCGTAGCGCACGGCCAGCCGCGAGAACAGGCGATCAACCCAGCGCTCGGACATTGGTCGGCTCCATGTCGATGAAGTCTGCGGCCGGAGCCGACTGCCCCGGGGCTTTTGCGCTTACCAGTCCGCCCGTCATCTCGTGCATGCGGAGACGGGCTGCACGCTGCCTGGGCGTCTCTGTTTCTGGCAATGCACCCTTCGCCATCTTCCCGACCGACTCGGCCGCGTCCTTGCGCCGGTTGATCGCCGCCTTCAGGATGTACGCGAATGGGTCGCCCTTGCTCAGGGCAGACGGCACCAGCGGCAGAAGCTCCTCAATCGTCCCTCCGACAGACAACAACGCGTGCAGGTCAGCATTCGACGGGTTGACCCGCATGACACCCGCAGCCTTCAAAGCAGCGCACACGACACCGGGCGCAAGCGATCCAAGCTCAGGAAGAGGCACGACTTCGGCGCGACGGTCTTCGGGGTCGGGCGCGCGCTTTGCGTGTGCATCTGCCTTTGCTTCTGCATCTGCCTTTGCTTCTGCTATAGGTTGATTCGGTTGAGTCTGTTGAGTGTCTTGAGTCTTCTTACGCTTGTGCCAGTAGTCGCGGTGGTATTCGCGGCGGTCTTCTTCTCGCTTCAGGGCCCTGTAGTGCTTGTAGTTCACGACCAGCCAGCCCCAGGAACGACCCTCGCGCAGCGGGATGATCCTGCGCCCGCCTTGGTCTGGCGTGCGGCTTTCAGGGTCAGGCTTCAGCAGTTCGGCAATGCCGAGTTCGATGATCTCCAGCGGGATCGTCGTGCGGCGCGAAATCGCAATCGCCGTCATGTCTACCGCGCCGTCTTGATCGGCCAAGACCAGAAGCTGCTGAAACGTGACCAGTGCTTGCCACGGGCCCTTCGTCACAAGGGTCCCGTCATAGATTTGTGCGAACACCTTAGCGTACATGAGTCGTGTTGTGGGTGTTGAGACTCAACATTCTAAGCCCCAACGTTCAGTGATGCGAGCGGTTCTGAGGCAGATCCCAGCAACCAAAGAACCTCCGGCCCTCGCTGCGCCAACGCAGACCGCACAACGTGCTCTGCGATCAGTTGCCGGTCCTCCGGCTTGCGCGTCGATTGCCAGACCCGCAGGATGTTCGTCTTGCGCGCGTGCAGCTTCTCGGACTCGGACGGCACGACCTTCGTACCCACGCACCGCAGCAGCTTGCTTTTGTGGACGTGGTGGCGTATCGAGTCCTTGATTTCCTTTTGCCCTCGGTGCGGCAGCTCTTGGATCAGGTCGTGAATCGTGGCCTGTCCCAGAGACTCCACGGCGGCCAAAACTTCGGCGCCGATGCCGGTGTTGTTGCCGCTCATGGCTTGTTCGCCCTGTTTTCACGCTCCCAGCCGAGCACGATCTCCAGCCGGTGTTCCATTTGCAGCCGCTCCCTGATGCGTCGCATGTGGTCGTCTACGGCCTTGACGCTGCTTGCAGAGTGTTCTGAAACCTGCAATAGGCCATGTTCGGCATCGCTGTGTCCTCGGTTGCTATGGCTCAATGATGCCGACAACCGCAAAGCCTCGTCATCGGTTTTGTCTATCGCGCAGACACGCGGCATAGCAACAAACAATGCCGCGCGCTCCCAGGGTCTGCACAATCAGCGGCATGGAAACGATCACCGTAGGCAAGCTCAGGCTTGTCCAGCACCCTGACGGCAGGCTTGAAGCGCTGCACGATCTCATGCGCGTCAGTCTGCCGATTGAGCCGGCCGCGCTGGAACGGTGGCTGCTCAAAATGTTTCGGGAGCAGTTGACGCCTGGAGCGAATAAAAGACCGGTTTAATGCCCGAGGTAAGCCGCGCCGTCCGGCGTCGGCTTGAATTGCGGGTTAGGCCCCTGCATCCGAAGCGCGATAGTGCAACCTTACTAAGACTAAACGACGTGGATAAGCAAACTGACCTGATTTCAAGGCTGCAAGACGAAGCCGACCTGTGCCGCAACGATGGCGCAGACGACATTGCCGCGCTGCTGGATGAGGCCGTGGAAGCGCTGCGCGCCGAACTGCGCTACGAGGCCGACGACGGCAAACAGTTTCGGAGCGAAGCGCAGCGCGCGGAGTACGAGCAGCAATGCGTTGACCTGGCCGTAGCAAATGACATGCTTGACAACGGCGCAACGCTGATGGCCGCGCTAACTCGCGCCAACAAGTCGCGCCCGTGGTGGGATTGCAGCCTGACGCGGCAGGAAAGAGATCTGCTGGCGAAGCTGAATCGCCACACCAAACTGGCCATGCCTCACTGGCAGTGCTGCCCGTTCCCAGAATATCCAATCCGCAGAATTGGGGCCGATGGCCGCGTGTGGGTTGGAGAGTATGTTGGCGAGCCCGGCTACGGAAATTTTGTCGGGCTGAAAGACCTACTGCGCTATGCAAGCCAAACCGCTGCCCAGCATGCCTAACGCAACAGCTGTGCCGACCGGTCGGCTAGGAGACTGACATGGATGACAAAGCATCGCCGGCCGAGGTCGGCACGAGCGAGGGGTTAGGCCCTGCCTCGCGTAGGCACGGAGAAGGCAAGCCAGTGGCGCATGGGGCGCGGCTGGTGTTGGACATAGGCCCTGGGGCCGGAGAGGGTGACATGAGTTTCTTGAGACACGGCGACACTGCTGCCAGTTTGACCCGTGAGTTTCTCTGCATTCGAGATGAAGCAAAGACGCGCACTGCATACAGCCAGGAAGAACTCAACCGGGCTGTGGATGCCGCAGTGGCCGCAGAGCGCGAGCGGCTCCGCGTGCTGCTAGTAGCCCAGCGCGACCAAACCGTGATGAGCCACCACGTAACGCTAGCCGAGTGCCACGCGGCTCGGAATGCGCTTCAGTTGGTGCTAGATGAGTGGGCCTAACGTTGCCAGTAAGCGGGCCGCCGTCGGCGGCTCCGCTTGAGTGGCGGGGTTAGGCGTCTTGGTGGGTAAACACGGAGAACGAACGATGGACAAGTTTGCGGCCTTGAAGAAGGCCAAAGAAGTAGACCGCCACATGCCCGATGGGTACTGGGGCGCCGACAGCCCAAAGTGCCCGCACTGTGGCACCGAGTGCAGCGTGAGCGAAAACGAGTGGTGGAAGCTGTACGAGGAAGGCGAGCACGAGGTTTCATGCCCGCACTGCGATGGCGACTTCAGCGTGACCACGCGGGTGAGCTACAGCTTTAGCACCGATGAGCAGGAAGACGCCTAACGTGTTTTAAACAACTTCACCAGACTTTGGCGATGCAAATTGCACAAACCCCGCCCCTAGACTACCTCCGCGAGCAAGGCACCGCCTCTGCTACCGTCATCCGCGCGCACTGCGGCCTGACGCATGAGGAGGTTTACGCTGAGCTTGTGCAGGCCGAGGCGCGCGGTCTGGTGCGGGTCGAGGTCTCATATTTCGACCGTGGCGCTAGGCCGCGGACCTACTGGGCATGGATGGCGGACGATGATGACAGCCGAACTTGACCTAGACGCCGCAATCGATTCCGCGATGGCAGCAGACAAGGCGCCGACATGACCGAACTGCTCGAAAGCATGCGCGCCCTAGAGGCCGATCACTCGCCAGCAGGCTACCCGCCAGTGAAGATGGCTGAGGTGTCTGCACTGTGCGACTTGATCGAGAACGCGCACAAAGCGCTGGCGCTGCAACAGGCCAGCTACGAACGTGAGATTGCGCTCGATGTTGCGGACATGCGAAACCGCTGTGCTGAACTTGTCCGCCATGCATACATCAGACACGGCCTGTGCTGTGCTGACGGCAAGCGGATTGCGGAACTCATCGAGGGACTGGAATGACCGACGACCCCGACCCCCGCGTGTGTTGCGCCGAGTGCCGCAACTACACCGGCAGCCAGTGCAGGCAGTGGCGAGCGGCTGGGCTGATGACGCCGCACATCGGCGGGGATCTGGCCAGGCTGCGGCAGTGGTGCCCGGCGTTTGTGGCGCGACCTGAGCCGAGGCAAGGCTGACATGCGCAACGCCGCCCGGACTGACGCCAACCAGGCTCCAATCGTCGAAGCACTGCGCCGACTCGGGTGCAGCGTGTACGTCATCGGCCTGCCGGTGGACCTGCTTGTCGGCAAGAACGGCCGCACGGTGCTGGTCGAGGTCAAGACCCGGAAAGGCCGCTACACGGGCCTACAGACCGACTTCATGGCGACGTGGCGCGGCGGTGCTGTGGCTACGGTTAGGGACGTGGAGGCCGCTGTGGAGCTGGTGCGGATGCTGGACGCTTGACACCATGCGCAGAGCCTCGATACACTGTGCGGGTCAGGTGTGGCAGCCTGGCGAAGCTGAAGCGCGAACCCCGCGAGTGTTTTGCTGGGGCGTGTGTAGACCCAAACTCGATCTTCAGCCGAGCCAGGATCTGCCCACGCCAAGGGCCACGCCCCAGCTAAGCATTCCGGGGTTTTGCTTTTGGGCTGACTGGTTGTGCTGCTCAGGCGTCTATTTCACGATCCGGGGCACAACGAGAGCGGTAGGATGAAAGCTCAAGCCGCGAGCGCGTCGAAGGCCCTAGCGTGAGTTTGACCCAGGTACATGGGGTTGTAGGGCCCAGCCAAGAGCGTACCGGCTCAAGGCCAAGCAGCGTAGTCCCATCCGTTGGCATGCAGCTTGTGAGACCTAGCCTTCGCACTGTTGCGGGGTTGGGTCTCCCTGCGCCCGAGAACCCTCCGCCAGCATCCATGATGCCAAACAGTCAAGCAATCCTTGACACTTGACCACGCACGAGGAGAAGACATGACCACTGCGCTACTCTGGACCCTCGCCATCATCGGCGCATGGAACGGCGCCAACATGGCCGCGCGGCTGATCTTCCGGGAGCCGTGGACGCGCTACCTGTGGTCCGTGATCCTTGGCGCATGGGCTGCGTTGGCGCTGTGGCTGCGATGACAACCGAAAGGAACGACATGAACACTTTGGCGGCAATACTTGCTGACCCGCAATGCCCGCGGCCCAACTACGTGGAGTCACACGACGGCGAGCAAACGCTCATCACGCGCCCGAAAAACCCAGCGCACGGCCGGGCGGTGCTGATGTTTTCCGTGCGTGCGTCCGAGGCTTTCAAGGTCGGCCAAGTCATGCAGTGGAAGGGGGTTGACTACGTGGTCGAGCGGATTGCGGCTGATCCTTACGACACGGCCGACCCCTTGGAAGCCCAGCCAGGCCAAGCCTAGCCCTGGCCCGGACAAGTGTGGACTTGTTGACCCCGCAGAGCGTGGCCGCTGTCCTGAGTGGAACGCCCCGCTCGATCAGGTGCAGGGCTGCTAGGGTGGCGGGGGTCATGTCAGAAGTCCGGCGCCCAGGTGTGCGCGGCTTGCAGCTTGGTCAGTTCGCGCGCCGTCACGTCCTGCTGCCGGCCGTTATGCCAGACGATGCGCTTCAGTCGGCACGACACGTCAACGATGCGGAACTCAGCGGTAGCCTTCGCGGCGTCAACGGCAGTTGGCTTGTACTGGCCCATCGGCTGCGCGTCGCGGGTCTTGGTGAATGTGGCATTCATGGTGTCTCTCCGGTTCAGGCCCCGCGACATGCAGAACCCATGAGCATTAATGTACGCAAAGCGGCCCAGTCTGTGCCAACAATGTTTGCATCGAAAGCGCTGATGCGATAGCGAAAACCAAAGAGACACGCGGACGGCCGTAGCGTACATTCTCTACATCGACAACGCACCGGAGCAGAGAACATGACCAAGCAACAAGCCGCCAAGATCGTCGCCGACGAAGACTACCTGCCGTGGGAGGTCGTCGCCGAAGCCAAGCGCGTGCTCGGCATCAAGGAGCAGACAGCAGCGGAAATCATGGCTGAACTGCTGGCGGCCAAGCGTGGCTGATCCGCGCACAGTGGCGGCTCTTTGCGTCGCTCCAAATAGCATATACAAGTCGATGCCTGCGGTCGATTGCTACGACATAGCCCGAGACGTGCGCAGCTTTGTTGGCGGGATACCAGTAGTGGCTCACCCTCCGTGCCGGGCTTGGAGCGCTTACACTGCGCATCAGGCAAAGCCGGCTCCCGGCGAGAAAGAGCTAGGGTTGCTCTGCGCCGAGTGGCTGAAGCGGGAAGGCGGCGTCCTTGAACATCCGGCACACTCCCGGCTATTTCAGGCCGCTGGTCTGCCAATGCCCGGCCAACGTCTTGGCGATTTGTACACGATGCTGGTCTGGCAGGCGTGGTGGGGCTACCCAATGCGCAAGGCAACATGGCTGTCCTTTAGCCGCGTGGACGTTTCCGCACTTGAACTGCCGTACAACGAGCACGACAGCCGAAGCGGCGAGGGAGACAGGCGCCGACAACAACGCATGAGCCGGCACCAAAGGGCGGCAACTTGTCCGGCTCTGGCTGAGTGGCTGGTGTCGGCTGCAAGATCAGCTAACCGGTGACACTCCGTCACCAGTAGCGCAAGCCCGCGCCAGCCGATACAATGCGCCATGACTTGTGACGACAAGTGAGCGAGCACTAACATGGCGCATCCGCCAACCGCTCAGGACAAGCTGAACGCAATCGGCGAGCAAACCATCATTGAGTGGATCGCCGATGGCAAAAGCTACCGCGAGATTGCCAGGACCGCAGAAGTCGGGCTAGGCTCGCTTTGCTTTTGGATCGACGCCGAACCCGAACGGTCTCAGGCGTGCGCGCGTGCGCGGGAACAGTCGGCCCAGGCGTTCGAGGGCGAGGCGCAGGAGCACATCCAGAACGCGGCCGATCAGTTCGAGCTGTCCAAGGCGAAGGAACTGGCGATCCACCTGCGCTGGCGGGCGAAGGTCAACAACCCGAAGCGCTACGGAGACAAGGTGCAGACCGAGCTGACCGGCAGCCTCGGTGTCACGATCCAGGCCACGCCGACCGATGAAGCGCTTTGAACACGCTACAGGTAGTGTCCGGTTGCCGAAAACGCGGGTTTTGACCACTTGAGACACTACCGCTAGTGTCCGCATTCAAGTTCACCGAGAAGCAACAGGCCGCCCAAGCGCTGCTTAGTGGGCCGGCTACGCATTGCATGCTGTTCGGTGGCGGCCGGAGCGGCAAGACGTTCCTGCACGTTCGGAACATCGTCATGCGGGCGCTTAAGGCGCCAGGCTCGCGGCACCTGATCACGCGCTTTCGGTTCAACCACGCGAAGCAGACCATCGGCTTTGACACGCTGCCGAAGGTCATGGCGCTGTGCTTCCCTGGTGTGCCGTATCACATCAATCGAACGGATTGGGTCATCGAGCTGGGCGACAAGTCGGAAATCTGGATCGGCGGCCTGGACGACTCCGAGCGAATGGAGAAGGTGCTCGGCTTCGAGTTCGTAACGATCTACCTGAACGAATGCAGCCAGATTTCGTGGTCTGGCGTGCAGATGCTGGTGACTCGTCTAGCCCAGAAGGTCAATCAGATCATCAAGGGCAAACCGCCGACGCTGTTGAAGCCGCGGATGCTCTACGACTGCAATCCGCCGAGCAAGGCGCATTGGACGTTTAAGTTGTTCAAGCAGAAGGTAGACCCGGAGACGAAAGAGCCAATCCGCGCGCCTGACAACTACGTGTCGTTTCAGATGAACCCGCGCGACAACGTGGAGAACCTGTCGCCGGAGTACCTGGACGGGCTGGCAATGCTTTCGGGTCGCATGCGGCGCCGGTTCGAGGATGGCGAGTTCGCCGACGCCACGCCGAATGCGTTGTTCGACGAAGGCATGATTGACGCCTATCGAATCGCCGAAGGGCAGCCGGTGCCTGACATGGTGCGGGTCGTCGTGTCCGTTGACCCTTCAGGCGCTGGCGACGATGAAGGCAACACGGACAACGACGAGATCGGAATTACGGTCGCTGGCCTTGGGACTGACGGCAAAGCGTACCTGATGGCTGACCTGACGGTAAAGGCCGGACCGGCAACATGGGGACGGGTCGCCGTGGATGCGTTCATCAACCATCGGGCCGACTTGGTTGTCGGCGAAACAAACTTCGGCGGCGGCATGGTCAAGTTCGTCGTGCAGGCGGCGGCAGCAGCGCACGAAGCAAAGCCGCGCGTGCCGTTTAAGATGGTGACGGCCAGCCGTGGCAAGGCTCAGCGAGCCGAACCGTTCTCGGCGCTGTACGAGCAGGGCAAGGTGCGACACGTCGGCATCTTTCCGAAGCTGGAGGATGAGATGTGCGCCTTCTCGACGGCCGGCTACACTGGCCCGAAGTCGCCGAACCGGGCGGACGCGCATATCTGGGGGCTGGCCGAGTTGTTCCCTGGTGTTGTGGCAGGACCGAAGGTCGAAAAGAAAGAGCGCCGGCAGCCGGTCATCGTCGGATCTTGGATGGGGTAGCGCACTGACGCGAAGTAAGCGTACACTTCGCTCCCATGATCGAGATTGCACAGGAAATCCCTGCCGTCCTGCGTTTCGACCGTGAGACGCAGTACACGTTTCGGCGGGGTCCGAATGCCGGCCGTGCCTTGCGGTACGTCGGGCCTGGCGAGCGTCCGTTTCAGGACATGGTCAAGGTCACAACCGCGGACGGTCGGCCGTTCGGTGCGCCTGAAGGACACCGCGACGGGCACGTTCTCGCTGTGTGCCGGCCGTCTGACTTGGTGGTGAAGTGAACGTCGGCCCGCGCTCGCACGAGGCCGCATCGCTGCAAATCCGTGTGAGCGTGGCGCTGCCGAGGCGACTGCGCGACCGTACCCGGGAAATCACCAAGGTTCACACTGCCGCTGCTGACCAGCGGCAAGGCCACGCAACCGCATTGCTTCGCGAGGTCTGCGACGAGGCGGATCAAGCTGGCATCACGCTGATCCTGTGGCCGCGACCCTACGGCGACGACATCGCGCTGAGTCAGGCAATGCTGATCGACTGGTATGCGCGCTTCGGCTTTCGCGTGATCCAGCCCGAGCCGGTGCTGATGGCCCGGGCGCCCGGGCTCTACACGCGGCTGGCTCCGGTCGCCGCAGCTTGCGAGGCTCTGCATGCCTGACGGCAACACCAAGTCACCCGACGAAGCAGAAAGCACCGGCAACGAGGCCATTCTTGCCGAGGCCCGGGACTTCCTGCGCCTGTGCATCTCTGCCGACGACTTCAACCGGGAGGCGGCGCTCGATGACTTGACGTTTATCAGCGGTGAGCAGTGGGACATCCAAGACCGCCAGCGGCGCGAGGTGTCGGGCCGGCCGTGCTTGACCATCAACAAGCTGCCGACCTTCCTGCATCAGGTGACGAACGACCAGCGGCAGAACCGCATGGGCGCCAAGATCCACCCGGTCAACGCTGACGACGTGGAGAAGGCGGAGGTCGTGCAGGGCATCGTGCGGCACATCGAATACGCATCGAACGCCACTGTCGCAACGGCAACGGCAGTCAACAGCGCGGCGACCATCGGCTTCGGCTTCTACCGGCTCATCACACGTTACTGCGACGCAGACACCTTCGATCAGGAAATCGCCTTCAAGCGCATCCGCAACGCGTTCACGGTCTACATGGACCCGAACGTCCAGGAGCCGGACGGCTCCGACCAGATGCGCTGCATCATCAGCGAGAAGATGCCGCGCGCTGAGTTCAAGCGCAAGTATCCGAAGGCGAACGCCGTAGGCGCGCAGAGCCTGCCGACGGGCACGGGTGACAGCGCTTTGTCCGACTGGCTGGGCACTGACTTTGTGCGGGTGGCCGAGTTTTACAAAGTGGAGCTCGTCCCGGCCTGGCTCGTGATGACCGATCAGGGGCCAATGTGGGAAGACGAGATGGCGCAAGCTGTCCCGCCCCCGATGGTGCAGATGCGCAACGGCAAGCCGCTTCGGCGCAGTTCTGAAAAGCGCAAGGTCATGTGGCGCCTGCTGACTGCCGTGGACGTGCTGGAGACGGCCGAGATCCCGTGTAAGTGGATTCCGGTGTTTCCGGTGTTCGGCGACGAGATTGACCTAGACGGCAAGGTGATCCGGTCTGGTCTGGTGCGGCATGCCAAAGACCCGGCGCGTATGTACAACTATTGGATGACGGCGGCGACTGAGGAGGTCGCGCTGCGTGCCAAGACCCCGTACATCGGCGCTGAAGGGCAGTTCGAGGGGTATGAGGACACCTGGGCAGCAGCCAACACAAGCAGTTTCCCGTACCTCGAATACAAGCCGGTCACGCTTGACGGCAATCTTGCCCCGCCTCCGTCTCGCCAGCCTATGGCCGATGTCCCGATTGGGACAATCACGATGGCCCGCGCTGCCAGCGACGACATCAAGGCAACAACGGGATTGTTCGACTCGTCGCTAGGCAACCGAGGGACTGCGACAAGCGGCATCCAAGAGCGTGCCCAGCAGCTTCAGGGCGACACGGCGAACTTCCACTATCAGGACAACAGCCAGATCACCTATCGCCACGCGATCCGCTGCCTGATCGACATGGTGCCGAAGATTTACGACGGCGCCCGGATTGTGAAGATCATGGGCGAGGACGAGTCGATCAAGAGCCAGGCGATCAACGGCTACGCCGAAGACGCTGTGGACATCACGAATGCCGAGTATGACTACACCATCGGCATCGGTCCTGCATACAGCACTGCAAGGCAAGAGGCCACGGACGCGCTGATAGAGCTTGGCAAGAACTGGCCGAAGCTGATGGACGTGGCCGGCGACAAGGTTGTCGGCTCAATGGACTTCTACGGCTCCGAAGAGATCGCCGAGCGCATCAAGCGCACGATCCCGCCTGAAGTTGTCGGCGAGCAGGAGCAAGAAGGCCCCGAGGGTCCGATGGTGATGACGCCTCAGGGCCCCGTCACGCTAGAGCAGGCAGGCCAGATCATCGGGCAACTGTCGCAAGACGCCGAAATGCTCACCGTCGAGCTTGAGAAGGCGTCGAAGGGCATCCCGAAGGCGCAGATCGACGCGCAGGCCCGGGTGCAAGTGGCCGAGATCAACGCCGCGTCGAAGGCCACGGACACCGAAATCCAGTACCTGACCGCGATGGACGTTGCCGAGCTTCGCGGGCTCGTTGAACTGCTGAAGGCACAAATCCAACCGCCCCCGCAACTGGCCGCAGATGCTGCTGTCGAGGGCAAAGCCAACGAGGCCACGAAATGACCATCCTTCTACTTCGCCCCTACGCCACGTATGCCCAGGGCGCAACCGTTGACCTGGACAACGCCACCGAGGCATCGCTGGTTGCTCAGGGTCGCGCGACCTACACCGTCAACCCCGGGTCGGCGTTTGCCCCGCTGACTGCGGTCGAGCAGCAAGACCTTCGAGACGGCGCGGCACGACTGACGGCGAGCCAGACGACGGCGCTTCAGGCACTGGTCGCTGGCACTGGCCTATGGGCGAACCGGCCCGCGAGCCCGGCGCTGTATGACCAGTATTTCGCCACCGACATCGGCCCGAACGGGGTTCAGTTCTGGTGGAACGGCTCGCGCTGGAAGGTGCTTTTTGCTTCGGTAATTGCCGAGACGAGCACGCTTGTTGCTGGCGTGGCTCAGACGGCTGATCAGTATTTCACTGCCGCGCGGCTTGGCCCGTTCCCGCTGGGCCTCCTCGGCGTTGGCGACGTTCTCCAGTATCACATCGGCCTTGGCAAGGCTGGCACGACCGACACGTTCACGGCTCTGTCGATCCGAGTCGGGCAGAACGGCGCGATTGGTGACAGCGCGGTGTTGCAAGCCACGATTTCTTCGTTCATGACCGCGGCATCTCGCAGCGGCGGCATTGAGAAGTGGATGCGCATCGAGTCGGCCACGACGATCCGCGGCCTGGGCGTCAACAACGCAAACAGTTCGTGGAACAACGTCAACATTTCGGGCACTGCGGCCGATTCGACGCAGACCATCCCGAACATCACAAGCGTGCCGCTTTACATCGGCTTGAGCACGACGATGAGCGGCGCGACTGATGCCCCGCAGATCGCCTACCAGCGGTTGACGCTGCTGCCCTGATGTTCGCTGTCCGACCCCCTGCGCCTGTTGCTCCTGCACTGACGCTGGAGGGGCAGCCGACTGTCCCGCAAACGGGCAAGATTTCGCAGTCTGCGCGGCCGATCCGGTTCCTTCAGCCGCGCACGATCAATGAGGTGACCTGGGTCCGCGTGGACAACGGCGGCAGCGGGTACGCGACGGCGCCTACCGTGTCATTCACTGGTGGCGGCGGGTCCGGTGCTACGGCTGTAGCCCGCATCCGTGGCGGTGCGGTGCAGTGCGTTGCGGTGACGAATCACGGCAGCGGGTACACAAGCGCTCCGACTGTGGTTTTCACGGGTGGCGGCGGGTCCAGTGCGGCAGCTACCGCAATTCGCCTCGATCCGCTGGCGTTCGCTCAAGCTGCAAGCGCTACGGATCTTGTCTGGTACTACCCGGGCGGCTCCTACACGATGGGCAATGCGTTTCTTGCGGCTGGCATCAGCGTGCAGGAGAGCATAAACGGGCTGGTTGACCGGATCGCCTCGCCCTCGGCGGCTGCTGTGTCATGGGACGGCCAACCTGTGCCCGTGGCCTGGCTCATGCCGAGTGAGCGGGCTTTCGGGGCCAGCTATCGCAGTGGCTACCTTGCACTGAAGCGCACCGAGGCGGCGGGGTTGACCACGGCGACGGCTGCGCACTATGACGACCCGGCGCCTGACCTGTCGGCACTGCGGGCGCGAGACACAAGCCGCACGGGTGGGCCGTTCGATGCCGAGACGCTGGCCGGCTTCAATCCCGGGTACGTCGGCGTGATGCAGGGCGCAGGCATCACGCAGGACGCGTGGAACTGGACGACCAAGGATTGGGTCACGACGACCGGCAACTGGGCCACGAACTACAGCACGGCGCCAAGCTGGGCAGCGTTTCAGGCTCACCTACGGGCCGGCATTGTCGCGCTGCATCAGGCGCTGCGGTCGTCCTACCCGTCCGTCGTGCGCTACGTGAGCGGGAACACCTACGACCCGATGCCGCGGATCGACTACAGCGGCTATCTCGTGCGGGCGTTCGATGTCGGCATGTTCGAGACGGATGCCGACAACTGGTCTACCCGCGTGATCGAAGGCACGCCGCTGGACTACGCGCAGCGTTTCACGCGGCTGTGGGTCAACATCAAAACGGTTACGGGCTGTGGCGTCGATTGCATGCCGCATCTTCAGCCGATGCGCAACGACGAGACCTACACGAGCACGCGGGCGCAGCGGATCGCCGTCCTACTTCAGCAGTACGCGCTGGCCTACGCTCTCGGGGGTCGCCCTCTCTACCCGTGCGACACGTACCTAGAGCCGTGGACTGCTGGGCAGAATGAACGGTGGTTTGCCGAGGCTGGCGACGGGTTCATTCCGCTGAACAACATGGTCAAGGACTACCCGTTTTTGTTTGACGGGACAACCGATCACGGGGCGCTGCTGCTGGCGTGCGATGTTGAAACGAACGATAACCGCGCGGTCAATTCAAGCGGCATCCTTGGGTGGGCTGATGCGTGCCTGCGCAATGCGGTCCCGGCGATCCTCTACCCTCTCAATGGCGGATACGCACGTCGGACTGACCTGGAGGCCCAGGCGATTCGCGTGGTGGACTGTTCGACTCCTAGCACGGTGACTGGCGCACTGTCCACGCTGCCGAACTATCGCACGCTCGCCAATCAGCCGGTTACAAGCTGGTCGCAGTGGTCTGCCGCAAAGCTGACCGGCACTTTTACCGACGTTTTCGTGATCCCGCGCGTCAAGGATGGCGCCACGGTCCTGCATATCGTGAACATGGACGGCGCGACGCGAGCCGGGCTCACGCTGTCGGTGCAACAGTGGGCATTGCCTAACCGGCAACTGAGCCGCGTTCGCTGGTTTGAGCCAGGCCAAGCGGTTCAGGAGCTATCAGCCGCAGCCGGCACGACCGGCCTAACGCTGACGCTGCCGACGCTCTCCGTTTGGGCTGTCATTCTCATCGAAGCGTGACACGCAACGGTGAAAGCGATAGTATGCACTCACTTCTCGCCTCGCTGACACCCAGCAGCGAACCAGGCGCAATCGGGAGCCTACCGATGGGCGTAAACACCGGGCAGGAGATCGCTCAATGAGCGCGCAGGAAACCGAAGTCGAAGTGGTCGAACGGCCGAATGTCACGGTCTTGGACACGTTGGAGCACCCAAAGCCTGAAGAGGCCAAGGCGCCCGAAGTGGTCGAGGAGCCGGCAGAGGTCGCGACCCCCGAAGCGACGGACGAAGGACAGGAACGCGACGACAAAGGACGGTTCAAGCCGAAGCTGCAAGAGCGGATCGACGAACTCACGCGGCAACGGCACGAATCACAGCGAGAAGCCGCCTACTGGCGCGGGATCGCCGAAGCAGCGCAGCCGAAAACGGCGGCGCCAGCGGAGGAGGAGCCCAAGCCTGAGGCATTCGAGGACTACGGCGCATACGTGCGGGCACTCGCCAAATTCGAGGCCAAGGCACTTGTAAAAGCCGAGCTTGAGCAGCAGCGGGCGCAGCAAGCCCAGGAGGCGCAAGCCACAACCTGGAAGCAGCGAGCCGAGGCAGCGAAGGCAGAGCTACCGGATTTTGAGCAAGTGATGGCGGCATCTACGGCGCCGATGACCAATGCGATGGCGGAAGTCATCAAAGGCAGCGACATCGGCCCGAAGCTGGCGTATCACCTCGCGCAAAACCCGGAGATCGCAACTCGACTTTCCCGCTTGGAACCGTTGGCCGCAGCCCGTGAACTCGGGCGCCTCGAAGTGTCCCTGTCCGCCAAACCGGAACCGATCCAGAAACGAATCACTTCTGCCCCTACCCCGCCCACAACCATTGGCTCTGGCCGCAGCACAACCGGCGACCCCGGGAAGATGAGCCAAGCCGACTACATGGCGTGGCGACAAGCCCAATTGAAGCAATGAAGGACCCGAAATGACCAACGTTCTTGCTACCTCAAGCATCGTCGCGCGTGAAGCGCTGGCGGTGCTGGAGAACATGTGCAGCTTTGCACCCAACGTCAACCGTGACTGGGAAGACGAGTTCGCCGGCAACATGGCCCGCGGCTACGCGCCAGGCACCACGATCAACATCAAGAAGCCGCCGCGCTACACCTACCGCGCTGGCCGCGTCGCGGTGCCGCAGGCGACAGTGGAAAGCACGATCCCGCTGACCCTGAGCCAAGGCGGTGTGGACATCAACTTCAACAGCATCGAGCGCACGCTGTCGCTGACGCAGTTGAACGAGAAGATGACCGCCGCAATGGCTCCGGTCGTCAACGAGATCGACCGTCAGGGTTTGAGCGTGGCTCGCTTTGCCACGTACAACTGCCTGAACGTGGCAGGCGCGCTGCCAGCGACGCAAATCGCCGCTGTGCAAGCGATGACCGACAGCAACACCCGTCTTGACATCATGGGTGCTCCCGTGAAGGACGGCCGGCGCTGCTTCGTGATGGGTCCGGCGTTCAACGGTTCGATGGTGGCAGGCTTCTCCGGTCTGTTCAACATGGCCGAGCGGGTCAACGGCCAGTACCGCACCGGCTACATGCAAGACAGTTTCGGTCTGCGTCCGATGATGGACCAGAACGTGGACACGCACACCAACGGCGCTGCGACCGCGACCAACATCAACGGCGCGAACCAGACCGGCTCGGCGATCACGGTCGCTGCGATCACTGGCGGCACCCTGACCCGCGGCACCGTCATTCAGCTTCCGGGCGTTCAGTCGGTCAACCCTCAGAATCGCACTGCGACCGGCGTGCCGATGGACTTCATCGTGACGGCCGATGCCCTGCTGGGTGCCACGACGATCAACGTCAGCCCGCCGCTGGTGACTTCTGGCGCGTTCCAGAACGTCAGCGCCAGCCCGACCACGGCGCAGCCCTACGTCATCGCTGGAGCGGCCTCGACGGCTTACCGCGCCAACATCGCATTCCACAAGGATGCGTACACGCTGGCGATGGTGCCGTTGTTCCAGCCGCCTGCCCGTGGTGTGCTGTCGTCCGAGCAGATGTCGCACAACGGCTTCACGCTGCGCGTCGTCCAGTTCTATGACGGCATCAACGACAACTGCATCTTCCGTATCGACGTGCTGTTCGGGTGGGCTGCGACCTACCCCGAACTGGGCGTTCAGTACCGCACCCTTACCTAAGGAGCAGCAGAAATGGCTGTCACTCTTCTCCGCGCGTACTCGGGCTTTGCCTCGGGCGCGCTGGTCACGTTCGATGCGGCGACGGAAGCGGGTCTGGTTGCCCAGAACCTTGCCGTCTACACGTCCGTCCCTGCCATCAACCCGGCGCCCGCTCCCGGTGCCACTCCGACGGCGGCAATCACTGCCGGCCAGTTTGGTCCTGCGGTCGTCACCAACATCCCGATTGGCGGCTCGGCGCTGACCGGCTTCGAGACCAACGGCGTGGCTCAGACGGCGTTTGCGATCAACGTGACCGAGATTTTCGTTCCTCACTGGAACACTTGGACCGGGGCTGCTGTGCTGAACGGGACGACCGTTGGCACCGACAGTTTCGTGCTGTGGCTGTTCAACAGCGAGGGCGACCTTCTCGCCAACACTGCGATTGCGGGCACCCTGAGCGCTGGCGCTTCGGTGTTCCAAAAGATCGCGTTCGGTGCGCCGATCACGCTGTCGCCCGGCCGCTACTTCCTGGGCTCGCAACTGAACGGCGCAACGGCGACGACCCGCCACGTGTTGGCCGCGTTCGGTGCCGAGCCCCGTTGCGGCATCGTGCCTGCATCCGCTTCGTTTGCGGCTTCGCAGACGGCGCTGAATGCTGCCGCGATCACGGTTCCCACCAGCTTCACGACGGCCCAGGCGCCGATCATGCAGCTTTACTCCTGATGGTCTCCTCCGGCCGCCTGAAATGGCGGCACTTCGCCCCGGGCTTCGGCTCGGGGCTTTTTGAAGGCGTCCAATGAGTTCAGCCCTCGACCTGATTCAGTCGTCCATGCGGCTTGCCGGCATCCTGGCAAGCGGCGAAACGCCGACCGCTGATGAGGCGACCGATGGACTGAAGTCATTGAACGACATCTTGGAGAACTGGTCGCTCGAAAACCTGACCGTATGGCAGGCCGACAATGAGCAGTTTGCGTTGACGCCTGGTGTGGCGACCTACACCATCGGCCCGGGTGGCGATTTCAACGCGACTCGACCTGTCCGCATCGGGCTGTCGTTCACCCGCTTGAACGGCGCAGACTTTGCCCTTGAGCAGTGGAGTCTGGACGAGTACAACTGCGTTCCGGTTAAAGACATCGGCGGCATCCCGGAGCGGTATGTCTACCTGAATGAGTACCCGCTCGGGCAGATCATCCTGTACCCGGTGCCTGCCGCTGCGAGCACGCTGTTTCTAAACACCGACCGGGTGCTTGCGTTCCCCCTGACGCTGGCGACCACGCTATCTTTCCCCCCAGGCTACGAACGGGCGCTGCGGTACGCGCTGGCGATCAATCTGGCCCCTGAATACGGGGTTGGTATTCCACCGGCAGTCGCTGCAATCGCCGCTGCATCGAAAGGTGACATCAAGCGAGCAAACCGGAAGCGGGTTGTGTCTGCCTACGATCAGACCCTCCTAGGTCAGCCGGCGTTCGCCTACTGGCAACGGGGTTTTTAGCGTGCCGCTCGTCCCCTACGAAGGGTTTATTGGCGGCGCCTACACGGCGCGGTCTACGAATTTCGACGCCGAGACGTGCCTGAACCTGTACCCTGAGACTGCTGTTGTCGGTTCAGCCAAGAGCGTGGCCGCGCTGTATGGGACGCCTGGGTTGCAGCTATGGGCCACGCCTGCCGGGACCAATGGCGTGCGCGGCATGATCCGGTTCAACTCGTCAACGGCGTTTGTCGTGGTGGGCGATACCGTGTCGCGGCTTGCTGCTGACGGGTCATCGGTCGTCATTGGACTGGTGACGAACGGCAACAACCCGGTGAGCATGGCGAGCAACGGCATCAACGTCGTGATTGCCACAAACCCGGACATGTTCATCATCGACCCGATCCTGAACACGGTGACGGCGGTCGTTGACCCTGATTTCCTCGGCGCGGGGCAGGTGAGCTTTTTGTCGGGCTACTTTGTGTGGAACGTCCCGAACACCGGGCGCACGCAGTACAGCAACCTCTACAGCACGGACATTGAGCCGTTAAGTTTCTTTACAGCCGAAGCATCGCCAGACAACGGCGTCGGATCGATTGTCGATCACCTCGAATACTGGTATTTCAACGAAACCACGACCGAGGTCTACACGATCACCAGCGACCCCGACCAGCCGCTACAGCGCATCCAAGGCGCAGTGATTGAGCACGGTTGCGCTGCCGCGTATTCCATTGCCAAGATGGACAACACCATTTATTGGCTCGGAGCCGACGACAACGGCCGCGGGACGGTCTGGCGCGCGACTGGTGCTTATGAGCCGCAGCGGGTGTCAACTCCGGCCATTGAATACGCCATTTCGCAGACGGCCGACTTGTCCGGGGCGGTGGCCTGGACGTATCAGCAAGAGAGCCACCCGTTCTATGTGCTGAACGTTGGCGACCGGACGTGGTGTTTCGATCCATCCGTTGGCTTGTGGCATGAGCGGGCATGGCGAGATCCGGCAGATGGCACGCTGCACCGGCACCGGGCACAGTGTCAGATGGCGTTTGCGAATAAGACCATCGTCGGCGACTGGGCCAGCAACAAGCTGTATGTCCTTGACCTGAACACGTACACCGACAACGGCGACCAGATCGTGTCGCGTCGGACGGGTGCGTTTGTGAGCGCTCGCACGTACAACATGCTTCAGGTTGACTTCGAGACGGGCGTCGGGACGGTGACCGGGGACGGCAGCGATCCTGTCGCTTTGCTTGAGTGGAGCGACGACGGCGGCAAGAACTGGAGCAACAACCATTCGGCCAGCATCGGGAAGGTTGGTGAGTACCAACTTCGCGTAAGATGGCGGCGCCTTGGGACTCCGCGCCGCTTTGGCCTGTCTCGCGTGTTCCGGGTGACGGTGACGGACCCTGTAAAACGGGTGATGACGGGCGCCATGTTGGACATCAGCGCATGAACCCGCAAGTCTCGCCACCGCCGCGGATCGATCTTGTTGATGCAAACGGCAAGATCACCCGGCCGTGGCGCGACTACTTTTCGTACATCGTCACGAACGCGGCCACGCTTGCGGAAGTGCAAGCCGAGCTTGATGCGCTTGAAGCCGTGGTTGCGGCCCTGATCGAAGGGCACGTGATCGAAGACGAGGGCGTGCCACTTCCGCAACGGCCGGCGCTTGACTTCGTGGGCGCTGGCGTAACGGTGACAGATTCGGCGACCAAGACCATTGTCACGATCCCGGGCGGGAGTAGCGGAAACGCCGTGACCGTGCCCGTGGACTTTGGGGCCAGCTTCACCGACAAGGCGCAGATCGTCGTGACCGGCCTAACCTGGGTGACACCGACGACGCGCATTGTGGCGGACGTGATGACGCCGATTGGAACGGACCCCGACGAAATGTACTTGCTCGATTTCCAGCCCGTGATTTCTGACCGCGTGGCCGGCGATGGCTTCACTCTGACGCTGTACAGCCAGCCGGAAGCGCGCGGCGTGTACGACGTTTCCTGTATCGGAGCATGACATGGCAGGGGCAAAAATCGCACTTTCTGGCGTTGCTGGCGAGTTCCAGCAAGACGCCAACGGCAACGCGAAGGTCAACCTTCCGTTTGATGCGGACGAGGTGGGCGGCGTTGCGTTCTTCAGCGAGAACGACGACGGCACGTTCACCGGCACCCGGCAACGGCGCAGCCCCGAGACGACGCAGGACTACCGGCTGCGGGTTGGCATCGACACCGTGTTGTTTACCGACTCGTTTAACGCGGCGGCGCAGAACACGGCAAATTGGGTCTACACGTTCGCCACGTTGACCGCTGCCCAGCCTGGCGCCGGCTCTGTGAATTTCTCGACGGTCCAAGGCACAACGAACACGCACGGCGCGTTCCTACGCACTCGGCAGTATTTCCCGCTGATCGGGACGGCTCCGGTGTCTGCCGAGTTCACCTTCGGCATGTTTACGGCGGCGCTGGTCGCCAACGAGGTTTGGCTGTGCGGCCTTGGCCTGCCCTCCGCAGCTGTGACTGAGCCGACCGATGGCGTGTTCTTGCGGCTCACTGTCGCGGGGCTGATTGGTGAGGTGCGATACAACAGCGTAACCACGCAGACCGCTGTGCTGCGGACGATGGCGCAACTGAACGTCGGCACGTTCTACAAGTTCGCCATTGTGGTCGGCGAGGGCACGGTCGAGTATTGGATGGACGACGACCTGCTAGCGACGCAGGTCGTTCCGGCAGGCAACGGGCAACCGTTTTTGCAGGCGGCGCTCCCCGCGTTCATGATGAAGTACAACACGGGCGCGGTGTCGAACACGAACACCATGCGCGTGTCTGACATCACCGTCTCGCTGATGGACTTGCAGA